GCCCGTTGGCGCCGTTCATCACGAGGATGTCGAGCGTCGCGTAGTCGGCGGGGTTCAACAGCACGGCGTTCGGATTGCTGTAGCCGGCCGCCTGGACGGTCCCGACGCCCATGCGGATCGCGGTCAGCAGGTTGGAGCCCGCCGGGGCCGCCACCGCCGGCAACGTCGCCGCGATCAGGTTGGCGGCGATGCTGTCCTCGATCGCCCGCACCAGCCCCTGCCGTAGCCGACCCTCCACCGTGGAGCGGATCTGCGGGACATCCTCGAGCGCCTGGCGGGTGATTTCCTTCCAGTGCGCCCACGTCACCAGCGACACCGACTGGGCGGCGGCCGTCATCGCCGCCTCGGGCTTGAGCGCCCCTTCGGCCACAACGCTGGCGGCGGCCTGGGGGTTCGGCGTCCACTTCACGTAGCTGACGGCGTTGGAGCTCGTGGACACCTTGCCGACCACGTCCAGCAGCGGGCTCGAGTAGGTGTAGGCGGGCGGGGTCCACACGTAGGGCGGGAGCCCGGCGGCGGGGTACGTGCCGATCCCGATGGCGGCCCGGTTCTCCAGATCGAACGGCACCTCGACCCGCTGGCTGGTCCCGGCGCCGGGGTACTGCTCGAACTGCGCCGAGCGGGTGAACAGGTCCCCCCACGACTCGGGCACCTCGAGCCCGCCCCGCTGCGCCAGCTCCCGGGCGGGGGGCTGCTCATCCTCGGTGGGCGTCAGGTTGGCCCGCAGCGTCGCGTAGGCCCGCTGGCTCTGCGCCTGCGCGCTGTACTCGGTGAGCTGCGCGTCGATCTCACCGCAGCGGGCGGCCATGCCCGACAGGGACTGGCGCTCGGTGTCGGTCACGTCGCGCTCATCACGGGCGGCCCGCTCGGTGATGTCGGTCGCGGCTTGCGTCAGGGAATCCCGCTCGGCGGTCAGGCGGTGGAGGTACGTGAGCACGGTTGGGCTCCTCGGTAGGACGGGTGATGTCCCAACGGGTGCTCCAGGGTGCTCGACCCCCACCGAGGCGGGCCGGTCGCGACCGGATGCCTTCGCAGCGGGGGGAGCGGACCGAGCGGGCCGCTAGCGGTGCTGACGGTACGCCAACCCTCGACCATCGGTCAACGGTCCCCCACCAGCCCCACGATGTTTCACGTGAAACATCAGCCCCACGAGCAACACCAGCCACACGGGCACCCGCCCCGGGCGGGCGGGGGGAGCGCACCCGGGGCGGGGATCAGCGGCCAGCGGCCACGAGGCGACGGGCCCGGTAGGCGGCCCGGTAGTCGCGCTCGGCGTCGGCGCACGCCCGGCACCGGCACCCGCTCACGTACGTGGCCCGCAGCCCATGCGTTCGGCCGCCCCGGGCCGCGTTGTAGTCGGCCCACGGTCGGCTTCGCCCCGCCCGCCAGCTGCGCCCCTTGCACGCCTGGCTCCACGCGTCGGTGCAGTCATCGCAGCGACAGCCGTGGTTGTTGTACGAGGTGGCCCGCCCGTGGCGGTGGTCGCCCGGCTCGAGCGGTGGGCGGGGCCGGCGGGACATCTCCCTAGCGGCCCCAGATCGGCGGGATGGGCGTCAGGTCCACGTCGGGGCGGGGCACCCGGAACGGGGCCAGCAGGGCGTCGAGGTCCTGCGCCGAGCGAACCGACATCATCGCGGCGCCGGCGTAGGCGGGCAGCCCGACCACGCTCACCTCGTGCAGTCGGCCCTCCAGGATCTCCAGCACCCCATCGGCGGCCCGCTCGGAACGGACCACCTGGAACCCCACCGACAGCGAACCGAGGTAGCCCTGACGGATCTCCGCCAGCAGCGCGTCGCCCCGGTCCCCCTCGTTCACCCTGAACTCGCCCACCAGCCCGGCGTCGCCATCCGTGAAGCGGACCGAGCGGCCATAGACCACCTCGTGGTCGTGGGCCCGCATCAGCGGGATCCGGTCGCCACGGTCCGCGATCGAGCGGCCGAACGCCCGGCGGTGCACCCGCTCCCCCTCCGGGTTGGGCGTCAGGTAGGACACCTCGTCATAGGGGACCACCACGCCCTCGATCAGCCGGGCCGGCGCGTCGACTGCCCGGAGCTCCATCGGTAGGTGTTCCATCGCTCCCCCTCGTTGTGCGTGGCGTCGGGCCATCACGCCACGCCCACGTCGGCGGCGCCGAGCGGCGCCCGGTCCTCGAGCTCGCGCACCTCATCCACCGTCAGCCACCCCGCCGCGATCGCCTTGGTGTACGCCTCATAGCGGGTGGTGGTGTCGCCCCGTAGCAGCCCCTCGGTGCGGATCTTGACCGAGGTGCCACGGGGGAACTGGGCGTCCAGCGTCGACTCGATCCGCCGCTCCCACGGGAGGAGGGTCCACTGTTGCATCTCGATCATCCGGCTCTCGATGTTGGTGTAGGTGCTCGAGTCGCCGGGCACGCCGAGCATCGTGGCGGGCAGCCCGAACGCCAACGCGATGTCCCGGATGGACCATTCCCGGGCGGCGGAGAGCTGGCTGTCGACTGGTGAGATCTGGATGGGGTGGAACGCGGTCGTGGCGTTGAGCACCGCGATCGTGCGGCGGGGGTTGCCGTGCTGCGCCATCCACCGGGCCTTGAGCGCGTCGGCGGCGTCTTGTGTCATGTTCGGCGCCGTCGACTGGAGGTAGCCCGCCGGGACGCCCGAGGAGAACACGCCCGACGCGTAGGACCGCACCGCGCACGCCAGCCCGAGCTCGGCGCCGTGGCGGGTCAGCACGCCCGTGCCGTGCCCATTCCAGTAGGGCGGTTCGCCTCGGAGGTGCAGCACCGTCCCCGGCTCGAGGCGCACCCCGCCCGCCCAGTAGCCGCCCTCCGAGATCGTCACGAGCTCGGGGTGGAGCTGCCACAGCGGAGGCTTCGGCGCCCCCGTCGTCGCGTCCCGTACCGGCACGTACACGTAGCCGTCGCCCCACAGCAGCGCCGCCGCGATCCACTGGGCCCAGAACTCCACCGCCGACAGGCGCACGTCGTCCAGGGCGCCGGGGCTCACCACCCGCCCGTCGATCCGCAGCGCCTGGGGGTCGGCCAGCCAGTCGGGGGTGGTCAGCGTCTCGTACGGGCCGCGCTTCACCTGCCACGGCAGCCCCGCGATGGTGTTGCAGATCAGCCCCGTCGAACGGGTCACCGCCGGCAGGTAGCCGCCGGGCGGGATCGCGCCGGGGGCCAACGGGTTGCCGTAGGGGCCGCCCGTCCCGTCGCCGCCGGCGGGACCCGTGAACCACAGCCACGGGTTGTCGATCTCCCACCCGTCAGGGTCGTTCAGGAGCACGTCGCGGCCATCGGTGGCGGAGTGGATCGCCCCCACCGGGGAGCCCAACGGGGAGCCCGTGGGGCCACCAGGGGGAAGCGCGGCGGCCCGTTGCTGCCAGATCCATCGACCCATCAGTCCTCGCCCCCTACAACGTCCACGGCATCCGCTCCCCGCTGTCCCCGTCGTAGGCGACCAGGCACGTGGACGTCGCCCGCTGCGCCGCCACCTCGGCCGCCGCCTCGGCCGCCCGCTCCACCGCACCGGCCACCGCCAGCCGCTCGAGGGGGATCACCGAGGTGGTCAACAGCTCCTCGGTGGGGATCGCGTACACGTGGACCACCACGCCGCCGGGCGCCTGGTCGGGCAGGATCCGGGCCGGGCCCGGGCGGTGGATGCTCACCCGGCCCATCTAGTACACCGTCCAGTCCTGCACCACCGGCGGCGGCGTCGTCGTCGCGACACCGTGACGGGCGAGCACCAGCGCCACCGCCGCGTCGATGTCGGCCCGCACCGAGCGGCGGCGCAGCACCCCATCCGCCTGGACCGCCGCCACGTGCGCAGCCACGAGCGGGTCCCCTGCGTGCACGAGCGTGCGCGCCTGGACCGCCTCGTGGAACGCGTTGGCGGCCCGCACGAGGTCGGCGCCCGACTGCCCGTCCAACGGCACGCCCAGCCCCTCCAGCGCCCGCAGCGACGCCGCCTCCGACGCCGACCGGGCCATCACCACGACCCGCTCCGGGCGCCACCGCTCCACCAGCTCCACCAGCCGCTCGGCCGCCTCGCCCAGCACCGGCGCCGCCGCGAACGCCTGGACCACCTCCACGTGCGTGCGCCCATCGGGCCGCTTCCACGCCGCCGCCAGCGACGCGTGGCGCAGCTCGGGGCCGGCGTCGAGCGCGAACACCACCCCCGTCGCGCCGTCCGGCACCGTCGCGTAGCGGTCCGCGCACGCCTCCCACGCCCCCGTGGAGATCCACGGCCGCAGCGTCGCGACCCGCCGGCACAACACCTCGGCCTCGAACACCTCGGGGTCGTCGTGCACCGCCTCGGAGGCGAGGACGTGCGGCTCGATCAGGTGACCAAGGGCGGGGTTCGCGGCGGCCCACGCCCGGGGATCATGGCGGGCGGCCTCCGGCGCGGCGCTCCACTCCAGCCACGCCGCGTCGGTGGCCGCTCCGGTCCGGGCCGCGCTGCGCCCCTGCTCGGCCAGCGACGCGAGCACCACCGAGCCCTCGTCACCCTCCGAGGAGATCGCCCACACTTGCGAGCTCGACTGGGCCCGGCGCGTCTTCTCCAACGCCGCCCACCCCTGCCAGTGCCGCATCTCCCGGCACTCGTCAATGATGATCAGCTGACCCGTCAGCCCCCGGCCCCCAGCCGTCGAGCTGACGACCTTGTACCGCTGGCGGCCCAGCCGGAACGATTCCATGCCGTTCGCCCGCCGCACCTCGGTGGGCTCGAGCCCAGCGTCCACCGCGAGCTCCAACGCCAGGCGCCACGCGTCGAGCGCCACGTCCCG